ACAGGAAAGAGCCGTAAAGAGGTTTTACAGGAAGCAGGGCTGGATATAACAGTAGCTCCTCGTTTATCGATTGCAGACGGCATACAAGCGGTTAGAAGGCTATTGCCGCAATGCTGGTTTGATCATAAGACTAAAGCTGGACTAGATGCTCTCAGGAACTACCGTAGAGAGTATAACGAGAGACAGCAGGTTTTCTACGACAAGCCACTTCACGATTGGAGCAGTCATGCGGCAGATTCTATGCGGTATCTAGCGATAAGTCTTGACGGAACAGATGGTTCGTGGTCAAAACCATTGCCAAATAATATTAAATGGGTTGTATAATAAGCAAAATTTAGTAAGGGGCTGTTATGCTCGATTCAGGCACAATCAAGGGAATACTTGAGAATGAGATAGACAATGCTATTGGTTATCTGGACACAGAGACCATTGAGCAGCGCACTAAGGCATTAGAGTATTATCTTCGCAATCCATACGGCAATGAAGTAGAAGGTCGCAGCCAGATCGTAACTGGAGAGGTCGCCGAAGCAATAGACGGAGCATTACCTCAGCTAATACGCACGTTCACCACAACTGAAGATATTGTTTATTTTGAGCCTAAGTCACCTGGCGATGAAGAATCGGCTAAACAGGCTACGGATTACTGTAACTGGGTATTTTACCGTGAGAATGATGGTTTAATCATCCTGCATAACTGGTTTAAAGATGCTCTGCTACAAAAGACAGGCATTGTTAAGTCGTACTGGGATGAGCGAGTAGATGTACGCAAAGAAGAATATGGAAATCTAAGCGAGGATGAGTTAGCTCTATTGCTATCGGATCAGTCGCTTAAAGTTGTCAAGCAGGAAATAGAATACACAGAGCAGCAGGATATGATGGGTAATATCATTCAGATACCATCGTATGAAGTGTATGTACAACGTACAGAAGAATCAGGTCAGGTAAAGATTGAGAACATTCCACCAGAGGAGTTCTTAATTGCCAAGTCAGCAAGAAACGTAGAAGAATCTGTATTCGTGGCTCATCGTCGATTGTTGCCACGTAGTGATTTGATTGCTATGGGTTACGACAAGGATATTGTTGACGATTTACCGACATACAATGATTTAGAGTTTTCTGAGGAGCGAGTAGCTCGTTTCCCTGATGGTGAGCAGCCAGACCAGAATACTAGCTTAGACTTCAGTATGCAGACGCTAGAGGTCTATGAGTGCTACATCCGTATTGACGAAGATGAGGACGGTATAGCTGAGCTACGTCGTATCGTTTACTGTGGTTCAGAGATACTAGAAGATGAGGAGTGTGACTACGTTCCGTTCCATTCAATCTGTCCAATTCCAATACCGCATAAGTTTATCGGGCAATCATTAGCTGATCGAGTCATGGACATTCAGCTAGAGAAATCGACGATTACACGTCAATCTTTAGACAATATGTACCTGACGAACAATGCTCGTATTGGAGCAGTTGACGGTCAGGTAAACATGGATGACCTGTTAAATGCTACGCCTGGTGGCATTATCCGTATTAAGAATCCTAATGCTTTGGTTCCACTAACGGTACAGAGTGTCTTTGGTCAGGCTATGCCGATGCTAGAGTACCTAGACCAAGTTCAGGCTAAGCGTACTGGTGTTAATGAGGCTCAGCAGGGTCTTGATCCTGACGTTCTATCAAATGTTACTGCGGCTGCTGTTGCTGCGATGATGAAGTCTAATAGCGGAAAGCTAGAGTTAATCGCAAGGATTTTTGCTGAAACAGGTGTTAAGAGCTTGTTTAAGGGTATCTTGCATCTGATGACTAAGTATCAGAACAAGCCTAAGATTATCCGTATGCGTGGTCAGTATGCGACGTTTGATCCTCGTACATGGGCTAACGAGTACGACATTAGCGTTAATGTTGGTCTAGGTTCAGGTGATAGAGAGCAGAAGCTAACGATGCTACAGATGGTTTTAGCAAAGCAGGAGCAGATTATTCAGCAGTACGGACCAGCAAACCCATTGGTTAGCGTAGGTCAGTATCGCAACACGTTAGCCAAGTTTATTGAGGCTGCTGGCTTTAAAGACGCTAGTGAGTTTATGAATGAAATTACGCCGGAGCAAAATGCTGCGTTATCTCAGCCACAGCCTCCATCCCCCGACGCACAGGCTCAGGTTGCTGAGATGCTGGCTCAGGTCGAAAGAGAAAAGACTCAGGCTAAAGCTCAGATCGATGCGGCAAAACTTGACCTTGAGAGGCAAACACTTGAAGCCGAATATACCCGTAAAGGTATAGAGATGCAGATGAAGAACCAGAAGGATTCTGCTGAGTTACGGATTAAAGAAGCTGAGTTAGCAGTTAAGCAATTGCAGGCTGTACTAGCGATGGATTTAGCTGATGAGGATACGAAGAACAAGCAGACTGAGTTGACGTTAAAGGCTCTACGTGAACTAGGCACTCTGACTAGAGGAATGTAATGGGATTGCTAGATAGCATTGATAATCTGCTAGGAACTCGTTTAGGGCTATTGGCGAACGATCCTAGAGCAGCTATTGGTCAGATGAATCAACAGGCTGGAGCGTTCAATCAGGCTTCTTTATTGGCGGTTCAGGCAGAACGCAATGCTATTAATGGCAGACCATCTACGCCAGAGCAGTTAGCAGCAAAGCAAATGGTGGATGACTACACCAGAGATTTAGCAATGGGTTTTGCTGGCACTACTAATATAGGTAAACCAATTTATTATCATGGCACGAACAAAGATTTTAAAAATTTTGCCAATAGATTAAATTATTTTACTAAAGACCCAATGCAAGCAAGTTCGTATGCTGGCACAACAGGAGCAAATGTTAGACCAGTTAATTTAGATGTAAATAAAACATATACTGGCGGTGAAATTGATAAAATTTTGGAAATAGTAAAAAAATCAGACGATTATTACCCATTTAGATTGTCAAAGGTACAACAATTCTTGGAAGAAAGAAATCCTGCTGCTTTTGGAATAAAGAGTGTGCAAAAAGCATTGAAAAAACTTGGTTACGATTCGTTTTCTGAAATTGAGGGTGGAATTGAGCAGATAGGTGTTTTTTCACCTAAAACTGTAAAATCTATATTTGAAAAATGAAAAAATCAGACTGGGCTACTAACTTACTAAGAGACGATTACTTCCAAGAGATGCTGGAAGAATTGCGAGGTATAGAGATAGCTAAGTTTTTAAATAGTGGCTACGGAGACATAGAGGGGCGCGAAGAAGCGTATCTACGTTTACGAGTCTTAGAGAGTATAGAAAATCATATTCAAGGGTTAGCGGATCAGAAGCTAATTGATGAAAAAAGATTAAAGATTTTGTAACCCGAATCGGGCGGTTCCCGATATAATTAAGGAAACATAAATGAGCGATACTCAGAACACGACACCGGAAGGTAGTGGTGAGTTGACGGTAGAAGGTGCAGCTAACGCTTTCTTGGGCTTAATGGGTGGTGAAGAAGGCTCCGAACAGGAACAACCGGAACAGCAGCTAGAAGCCAACGAAAGCGATGCCGAATCAGATGATTATGAGTCTGAGGTAGAACAAGAGGATGACGGTGAGGAGCAAGAGCAGCCCACGTATCGAGTCAAAGCAAGTGGCGAAGAACGTGAGGTAACGCTTGATGAGCTTATCAAGTCTTATCAACTTGGCACGGATTACACCAAGAAATCGCAAGCGGTAGCGGAAGAACGTAAGGCGGTAGAAGCAAAGCAGCAAATAGTTCAAGAGGCTCAACAATTGCGCGATACTTACGCACAGAGACTTGAGATGATTGAGCAGATGCTACAGCCGCAGCAAGAAGAAAACTTAGAGTACCTGAAAGAGACTGATCCTATTGGATACTCTGTAAAGGTAGCTGAGATGGTTCAGAGAGAGAAGCAACTAGCTGCTGTACAGGCTGAGAGATACAAAATCAATCAGCAACAGGAGCAAGATAGACAGGCACAGATGCAGCACGTAGTGGCTGAGGAAATGCAAAAACTGTCTGCTGCTATCCCTGAATTTACTGATCCTGCTAAAGGCGAGGCTATCAGAAATGATATTCGTACTTTCGGCAAGCAGTTAGGATTCTCAGATCATGAACTAGCGTCTGTCTATGATAGTCGTGCGGTTCTAACTCTATATAAGGCTATGCAGTACGACAAGCTAGTAGCTAGTAAGCCTGAGATTACCAAGAAGGTAAATCAAGCTCCTAGAGTTATGAAGCCTGGCGTATCTCAAGGTCGTGATAACGGCTCTGAGGAAATGAAGAAACTTAAAGCGCGAGCTAAGCAGTCCGGTAGGGTTGCAGATGCCGCAAGTGTATTTGAACGATTTATTTAGGAGTGAATCATGGCAATTTATAACGCCCACACCGCGATTGGTCAGCGCGAAGATTTGACCGATGTTATCTATAATATCAGCCCTACGGAAGTGCCCTTCATGTCCAGTATTGGCAAGACTAAGGCAACGGCTGTTTACCACGAATGGCAGACTGATTCGTTGGCTGCTGCAACTACGGCTAACGCTGCGGTTGAAGGTGCTGATGCTTCTGACGCTACTCTGTCGCCTAC